CCGTGACCTTTCTTTTTACTTCTATGTGTCCAAAGGCTATGAATAAATGTTGCAGGGTGTCTTATGAAACCAAAAACTTGTTTATCTGTATCTGGCGTTGCGTGACTTTCGTAAATGTCATCACCTAATACTTTACAATTACTAACATACTTTTTTAGCATTTGTTTTACTGTTCTTCCACCACATTTAGGAACATGGATAAACATTGAGTTTTTAAGTTCTATCGCCATCTAATAATCTTTTATGTACTATTCCCTCGTTGATTTCTTTTAATGTCCATTGTGTATAAGCACAATCATTTAACCATTGTGTTCTATCAAAGTCGCAGTTTAAACTAACATTATTTAGAACATCTAAAGTATGATAAGATACTGGCCAAGAAAAACTAGAGCTATCTAAATTGATAACTGGTATTCCCTCACACACAGCTTCTGTCGCAGCATTACTAGAAAATGTGACACAAGCCCAAGCCTTACTAAAGTCATCATATAAACTTTGACCACCATTTGATTTATTCCAACCAGCATAGTTATTACTAATCTCTACATTTTCTTCCACAAGTTTTTCTTTATTAAATCTATCTAAAAATCTAGGGTGTAATCTAACTCTAATCTTTTTATCTGTTATGTTTTTAATTTGTTTAATTGTTTTAATAATCCAATCATCATACTTCTCACCTCTTTCAATCAAAGGATTTAAACTTGTATCTATTGGATTTTGTAATAACAATAATATGTATTGTGAATTATCATAGTCATTATTTTTCCATGGTTTAACTTGTATGTCTTGTTCTTTTTGTATTCTTTCCCATCTATCACTAGGACTATTATAATTAAAAAATCTACCCTGGTTATATGTAAAGTGGTCTAATCCTACTTTATAATAATATGTTTCAGGTTTATCAAAATCTGTATTCTTTCTAAACACAGCTTGTTCAATTACTATTCTAGGTTTACCTGTACTCTCTATAAAATTATGCTGGTCTGTCATTTTGTTTTTAATCAAACCTAATACATTCGTTTGTATAAAAGCATCAACATTATTCATGTCCATTCTTTTAGCCTCATCAAAGGATACTAATTTAAAATCTTTGTGAGTAGGAAACACCCAACCCATTTCTGTTCTAAAACTACCTTCTATACCTATTATCATACTTCTATCCAATCTCTTTCCTGGAAAAACTTTTCATATGGTGCCATTGAAAAACTAAAACTATATCTCTTATCATCAAAAGGTAAAACTTTGTGATTACACTTTGCTGGTACAAAAACACAATCGCCATTTTGTAATAATGTATCAATTACTAACTCGTCATTTTTATCCCATACAGATATTTCTAATTTACCCTCTTGTGCCACAATCAAATTATGTTGTTCATCATTATGTTTACCAAAACCAGTTTTGTCTAAAGGTTTTAATGAGATAAAAATATGACAATCTGTTGGCCATTTAGTTATATCTTCAATATTTTTACAGATAGCATTAATGTCTTTATTAATACGAGAACAATCTTTTAGAAAGATTACACCTTCTTTTAATTCATCTTTTACATAAGTCGCTGGCCAAGTATCATAATTAGTTAACCAACCACCTGCTTTCCATTTTTTCTCACCTTTACTAAATGTTTTAAAACGCTTAGGATATAATGCTGGTCTAAAGTTTATGTGTTCTTCTAAACTTTTCCAACTATAAAGATTGGGTAAAAACTTTCTTTCTAAAAATGGTTCATTATCTAACATTTTTTCAATCATTAAAATCCTTCAGCAAACATTACTTTCGCATTTGGAAATCTACTCTCAACAATAGTCTTTGCCTCTGATGCTGTTCTACCTTCTTCAGCAACTTTCATAGGTGCTTTGTTTTTTAATGTGACCCAAAAGTAATACTTCTTCATTTCAAAAATACCATACCAGCTCTTTTAAAAAAGTTCTTTCTCATTTGAGATAAACCTTTAAACTCATTTGTAAGTTGTTCATTATATCTTAAACCATAGTTCTTAAATATATCTATCCAATAACTTTCTTCTCTACAATTAACATGATGATGACCTGGCCAACCTGGAGGTGCCGCAGTCACAACAGCCATACTACCCTTTTCAAATAGTGGCATATAGTTTGGTACATACTTTTCTTCTACATGCTCTAAAAATTCTGTACACCATACTAAATCAAAAGTCTTATCTAGTGTTGCTTCTCCTAGTGTGAAGTCATGTACTAATGAGTAATCAGTATTCTCTATAACAGTCTTATCACCATCTACACCATACCAATCTATACCCATATCATTGGCAACTTCTCTCATACCACCTGGTCCACAACCTATGTCTAACATAGATGTTGTTTTAAATCTTTCTTTAATGTATTTTAATAATGGTCCATCTGTATTTGTTCTATTAAGATGTCCACCTAGATGTTCTGGTACTGTCATTTATAAAACTTTACTGCCAAGTGTTTATCTTTTGGTCCATCTGGCATAACCTTGTTTATATTTTTAAATTTATGTTGTTGTACTAACTCTGATAGTTTTTGAAAGTCATAACCTGATTTATGTAAATCCCAAGCACTCTCATCACCTTCTCTTTGCCAACCCCAAAATCCAGCACGACAATGGTCTTTTTGTTTCTCATCTAACTTATCCCAATTATTCCACTGCCATAGATGTAAATTCATATTAGGTACTAACATAGTTATCTCTGCGCCTTGTTTACATATATTATACCATGCGTTCAATGTTCTTTGTGCTTGTGCGTGAGTTAAGTGCTCAAAGAAATGGCGTGAATAAATCTTTTCTACTGTATTTGGCTCTATATGTTTTTCTACTTCCCAAGCATTACATACAATATCATCTTCTCTAATCTTTCGTACATCAACTTGTCTATAATCTTTTTTACGAGGGTTTTCACCACCACCAAATTCTATTTCCATTTTTTTGGGTCCCTATTTAAATAACTTAATACATTACCATTGTACACATCACCCTCTTGGAATTGATTGTTTGCTAGATTACATAACCATTCGTATCTATTATCAGGATATAATGGCGTATCTATTTTAGTTAAGTCTTGTAAAGATAATGATACAGCAACAGAGTGTTTTGGTAAATATGTAAATGACGGAACACCGTGCATTAGAAATTTGATTACAGCATTTGATTGAAAAGATACAACAGCCCAAGCGTCTTGTGCATCTACTTCTATTGGTCTTGGATTATACTCACCATTAGGTTTCTTATATCTAATAACTATTTCTCTATCTGTATTTGCTTTAACTTGATCTACCATATCTTTTAAAACATCAGCGTGTGTCAAACCTAAAAACTCACACATATGAAAAGATGGTGGTATGATATAAACTTTCTTACCATTTGTTTTCCATGGGTGTAATGTAAAGTCTTCTAAGCCTTGTCTTTTTAATTTAAACAATCCTGTTTCTCTCACATCATCTATAACTTCTTTATTAAAAGAGTTCTTACAAACTCTAATATAAGGATTGTTTATTAACTCTCTACTTGATTGTTTGATAGCATGTATCTTATGATAAAAGTATGCTTGATCAAAGAAGTAAAAATCTATCTTCTCTTTTATTGCTTTTTGATATATCTTCTTTGTACTTCTTAAAAAACCCCAAAAGGCATATGCACTTGTATGTAATTGTGGATTACCAAATTCTTCTAACGCTTGCCATCTATGGTCTACATCTTTAGGTAATGGATTTTTGTGTACAATATTCATATCATTATATTGTTCTTGTACATGCTTTTTCATATATGTTTGATATACTGTTCCATCTACCTTATTGACAAAGCCGTGTACTACTCTGTCATTAAAACTCTTACCAGTTTCAAATCCAATTATCATCTTTTTATATTATGCTTTTTAAATTTTCCCCAAAATGTTCCATCTTCTATTTCTTGTAGTGTCCAATGTGAATTAATATATTCATGTAAAAATTCTAATCTATTTACTTCTTTAGGGTTTTCTATATCTTCTAACTTACCTGAGCCCCAATGACCAGCGAAACAACCTTCATGTGTAGAGAACATAGGTATGCCTTCCATTAAAGCTACAGCACCTGATGTAGAAGTATAACATACTACTGCCCAAGCATTTTTCATATCATCTAACAAATCAGTTTTACCTAGAGCTGTGTGAGTTATGTCTTTATGATTTTTTAATATTAAATCTAAATTCTTTTTATCTTCTTGTAGTTCTGGTGTTTCTTTAGCGTGATTATGTGATCTAATCACTATTGGTCTTTGTGTGTGTTTTCTTAATTCTTCAACTGTCTCTCTAGCCCATTCATAACAACCTTTACCAAAAGATGAAAAACCACCAAAGCCTCTATTCAAACAAAGTAATATATGATTACCGTCTTTTCTCATAGGTTTTAATTCTAATCCCATTTCTTTCATTACTTTTGGTTTTCTATCAAAAGTTAATGGATCACACATCATATATTCTGCGTGCTGTGGGTGTATGTGTCTATATGGTAATCTAAAATATCTTGTCATCTTTTCATAGTGTTTTAAAACATTACTATCAAAAAAGAATATCTGTTTATTAGTTTTCATTTCAAAAACTTTTTGTCTTAATCTATGAGCTGGCGAATTAATACCATCTGATTTAAAAGCAAATATAACTTCGTAATCAGCTGGAGGTACTTCTGTATGATCTTCCATACAATAGTTAACTTTAACACCATGTTTCTCAGCACCTTTACCAAAAGATTCTAGCATATCTCTTTTCTCACCACCTGATGTTGTCTTTAACCATACATTTAAAGTTCTTTGTCTATCTCGGTATTGTTCTATCTTATGTTTTCTTTTCTCAATAAGTTCGTGTATACCTTCTTCGTCTTGTATGTAAATTCTGCCTGCCATTATTCTATATCTACCTTTTTCATATTGTTATATTCTTCGTACCAATCTTCAGCATAATCACAATCTTTATAGTGTTTGAAATATGGGCCACCTTTTGTATAGTGTAAGTTTTTTACATCAGGTTTTTTATCATACTCACCTACTAGCCAATTCCATTCTAGTGGTATCTCACCAATTAAGTTATCATCATCAATCCATTTGAATTGGTGTAATTGTGAGCCTGTTGATGTATTTACAAAGTCGCTGGTTAGTGTTGTACACTTTCTACAATTCATCAACATAAAACTAGACCAATTCTTTCTAGGATATATTGTTTGTTCTTGTCCTAAAAACTTTGTCTTTTCTTTTGGTACATAATCGTGTTTGGCTACTTGTACAGCATACCTGTCATCTCTCAATGCCCATAGTTCTGATATGTCAGCTTTCATTAACATATCACAATCCATAAACAATGCCCAACCTGAATAGTCCATAAGTTTAGGTACAATAAATCTACTGAAAGAAAACTCTGTTGATTCTATCTTACTTCGTTCTCTACTAAATTCGTATTTGATGTTAGGTTGATAGAGTGGAGTTATCCTTATTGGTCTTGTTGCATTCCTTAATATACTTTGTGATAGAACATGGTATGCAATCTTTTCGTTTCTATCGTATCCTATAAAAATATTAATCATTTGTTTGTTTCACCCATTCTGGACTATTATCCTTGTATTTTCTTTTACCCTTTTTGTGATCTATGTAAGGGTTAATTTCTTTATCTCTTGCTATAATATGACCACCATGGCCATCAGCTTTGTTTCTTTCTTTTGGTTTAATCATGTTTCTAGTATTGTCTAAAGCATGACAATCAGTTTTATTTACCATGTTCCAAATTTTGTCTTCTGTATAATGACTTAAATATAAATCAAAGAATTGTTTACTATCTTCGTCTTTACAATTAAATCCTATAACACCACATTCAGTATAATGATCTCTACCATAAAAAGTAATAAACTTATCATCTGGTATAAAAGTATCCATAAAATTATTTGGTATCTCTTTCATAAAGATATTATCTGCGTCTAACCACATAAACTTTTTACCTAGTTTACTTGCATGGTATTGTGCGAATACTTTATGTGAAAATCTTACTGCGTTTTGTAAGAAGTCACTGTCATCATTCCATACTTTGTCTTTGTGTCTTTCTTTAAACGCAACTAGTTCTGGCATCTCTTTTAGTATATTTACATAAGTTATACCAGCGTAATTAGGATATTGATAATCTTCTTCTACATAACAAATCATTTTGATTGTTTGTTTTGTTTCAGCATATGTTTGTAAAAACTTATATGCGTAATCATCATACAATCTTTTGTTAAATGTAGTGATGAAGAATTTATCTTCGTCTGTCCAGATTAACTTTTCCATCTTCTCAAATCTTCTGTAATCATATCTTTTACCATACTCTCTAATGTATGTTTAGGTTTCCATAGTAGTTTATGTCTAGCTCTTGTACTATCACCAACAAGTAAATCTACTTCTGCTGGTCTAAAAAATTTAGGATTAGTTTTGATTATATGTTTACGAGTTGCCATATCTATTACTTCGTGTCCATTAAATTCATAAGCTAAATTCAATTCATCTAAACATCTTACTATAAAATCTTTTATTTGAATTGTCTTGCCTGTTGATATAACAAAATCTTCTGGCTCGTCTTGTTGTAGCATTAACCACATCGCTTCAACATAATCTTCAGCGTGACCCCAATCTCTATATGATTCTATATTACCAAGTTCTAATACTTTACCTGTTTGTGTATATTCTACTAAACCTTTTGTAATTTTTCTAGTGACAAATTCTTCACCTCTCATTGGACTTTCGTGGTTAAATAAAATACCACTACAAGCAAAGAGACCATAACTCTCTCTATAATTTTGTGTTAAGTAATGTGAATATGCTTTAGCAACTCCGTATGGACTACGAGGGTGAAATCTTGTTGTTTCTGTTTGTGGAGTTTCTTGTACCTTACCAAACATCTCTGATGTTGAAGCTTGATAGAATTTTATTTTAGGAAACTTATTTCTTATTACTTCTAATATGTTTAGTACACCTAGAGAGTTTGTTATAGTAGTGACTTGTGGTTGTTCAAATGATAAACCTACAAATGATTGTGCTGCCAGATTATAAAATTCATCTGGTTGTACTTTTTCAATAACTTTCTCTATATTATATGGCTCGCCTAAATCTATGTCAACAAACTCTATCTTGTCTGTTATACCTAGTTCATCTAAACGCCAATATCTCTTACCTGTATTACGCCTCTGAGCGCCGTATACCTTGTATCCTTTATCAAGTAGTAGTTTCGCTAGATAACCACCATCTTGTCCTGTCACACCTGTTATAATCGCTTTCTTCATTTAATCCTTGTCATATCACCTAGTTTATCTAAACTACTTATATCAGTTTCAAAAACACAATCAACTAAATCATATCCATATACTCTAGCATATAATAGTCTTTTGTTTCCAAACTTAATTAAATTTTGATTTACTATCAATGGCCATACCATACCATCTTTCTCAATTCTTTCTACAAGTTTTTCATAACCTAATGCGTCTATTACACTATGTCCATATGCTAAATCATTTACATTGACTGATTGTGTAGTATAACCTTTAATTGTTTTATTTGCTTTCAGAATTTTCATAACCAACTTTTGCTATATAATAACTATCAACAATATCTGTCACAGGATTATTTAATTTACCCATATCAAACATTTTTAGTAAATCTTGTTTTGTATGTTCTTTAAAAGTATCATACATTAATTGTTTATCTGCGTTCCCTTTACCTGACGCATACTTCTTAACAACACTTGGCACAACTGTATCATACAATATAGTGGGTGACATCTGTAATCTATATTTAAGTATACCGCAGTTCTCAGCAATTTGAAATACAGCTTGACCTTTTGAGCCAAACGAATAACCTTCAATAAAAACTTTTGCTGTATTTTTTTTATATTTGTGAATAATACCCAGAGCCCAAGTGGAAATGTTTGTAAATCTTTCAATGGAAGTTTTGTAATCTTTAATTTCATAACCAAATATATTTTTACCAAATTTACCAATGTGTTTCTTCTTACTTGTCAAAAAGTGAAAAGTACACTTATTAAAATCAAAGTCTTTATCTACTACACAAATAGCAGGACTATTTAAACTATAATCAATTCCAATTATCGTCTTCGGATTCGTTTGTCCAGATTGCGTCTTCTCCATCGTCATTTGGCACTTCCTCTACTTCATGTCCACAAAATGGACAAGTCAATGGCTCAAGGTCTTGTACCTCAATGTCCCATTGTATAGAGTATTTAGTTTCGCAGCTAGAACAGGTCTTTTGTATTGTTTCAATCATTATAATTTAAATTTCTTAAACTGGTCTTTTTTTACATCTTGGTTGATACCACCAATAACATATGATTCAATCTCTGTTTCTTGTGGTGCATTTTGTGAGCTTCTACTATTTAACCAATGGTCTGTCCATGGTAATGGATTAGTCTTTTGGTCATAAGTAGGTTTTAAACCAATTGCTTTCATTCTTCTATTAGCTGTGTATTCTACGAATTGATGTAATAACTTTTCTGATAGTCCTATCATAGAACCTTGAGAAAATAGATAAGTTGCCCATCTTTTTTCTTCATTAACAGCGTCATCATACATTGTATAAACTTCTTTTTCAGTATCTTTAATTACTTTGTCCATTACTTTATCTTTTTCAATATCTCTATAATTGTTTATAATTCTTTGAGATACCGCCAAGTGTTGACTTTCATCTCTGGCAATGAAAGATATAATCTTTGCTGAACCTTCTAATAGTTTTAATTCACCAAAAGCAAAACTACAAGCAAATGATACATAAAATCTTAAACCCTCTAATATATTTACAGTCACTAAAGCTTTCCATAACTTTTTCTTTAATTCATACTCGTCAACTTTAGTTCTATCTAAATGCCATCTGTGACCTATCGCAATTAAATCATCATAATTTTTTGTGACTGATTGTGCTCTCTTTTCTATCTTCTCGTCTTTGAGAATAGTATCAAATACATCACTTGGATTAGAATATAAGTTCTTAATGATGTATGTATAAGACCTACTATGGATTGTTTCCATAAAGTCCCAAGTCACTATACAACCCTCTAATTCTGGTAATGATACAAATGGTAAGAATGCCAAACATGGACCACGACCTTGTACACTATCTAACATAGTTTGATATTTTAAATTAGATGTAAAGATTGATTTCTGTTCTGGTCTTAATTCTTGGTAATCGTTTCTATCTTTTTGTAAAGACACTTCTTCAGGTCTCCAAAAGAAACCAAGTTGTTGTTGAGTTAGTTTATCAAAGATAGGATACTTCATTGAATCATATCTTTGTACAGCCAAGTCCTCTCCAAAGAACATTGGTTGCTTTAAAAAACTGACATCTTTACTTTTGTTGAATACTAATCTAGCCATAGCGTTTTATTTATATTTCCTTAGATTGTACAAGAATCACAGTTCTCTGGATCCTCATCTTCGTTGCCCGGTCCTTCTGGTACATTATCTGTGAAACCTATTGGGTGTGCAGGCTCGTCAATATCTTTTTTACTATCATATGTATTTTGATAATAAGATGTTTTCCAACCTAATCTATATGTCGTTAATAAATCTTGTGCCATTTGTGATAATGGTACTTGGTTGTCTTCAAAGTGTTCAGGATTGTATGACCAATTACCACTTATGGCTTGATCAAAATACTTCTGCATAACTGATACTATATTGATATAACCCTCATTAGATTTCATATCCCATAACAGAGTGTAATTATTTTTTAGTTTCTTATAATCTGGTACCACTTGTTTCAATGGACCTTTTTTACTTTTCTTAACACTTAAATAATCTCTAGGTGGCTCAATGCCGTTAGTAGCATTTGATACCACACTAGAGGATTCAGATGGCATTTGGGCAGAGAGTGTGCTATGTCTTAACCCAGTTGCCTTGATTTCTTTCCGTAGCCATTCCCAATCATAAGTTAGATTTCTGGTCACAACCTCATCAACTTCTTTCTTGTATGTGTCTATTGGTAAGATACCTTCTGAATATTTTGTTCTATCAAAGTATTCACACTTGCCTTTTTCTTTAGCCAAAGTATTACTTGCCTTTAATAGATAATATTGAAATGCTTCTGTTAGTTTATCAACTTGTCGCCAACCCATCTTTTGTTCATATGAATAACCTTTTTTCGCAAGATAGTGAGCAAGACCTATATAACCTATACCTAAACTTCTTCTTGCCTTTGTTGATATTTCCGCAGCTCTTACTGGATACTTTTGATGATCTATTATTTCATCTAGTCCTCTTACGGCAAGTTCGCATAGTTCTTCTAGTTCATCTCTTTTATCCACTGTACCTACATTGATAGCAGATAGAATACATAAAGCAATCTCGCCTTCTCCGTCAATGTGTTGAATAGGATCTGTTGGTAAAGTTATCTCTTGGCATAAATTTGACATTCTAATTATATCTTTAAATGATGAGTGAGTATTACAGTGATCTATATTCATAATATAAATTCTACCTGTTTCTGCTCTTTCTTTTAGTATATCAAAAAATAATTGTTGTGCACCTATTTTCTTTTTCTTAATACTTAATTTTCTTTCAGCTTTTAAATACAACTCGTCAAACTCTGGTGTACCCCAAGCTTCATATAGCTCTGGTACTTCATGTGGTGAGAATAAAGTTATTTCTTCTTCATTAATAAATCTTTCATAAAATAGTTTTGATAATTGTATTGAGTAATCTAATTTTCTAACTCTATTATCTTCACTACCTTTATTATTCTTTAATACAATAATGTCTTCTATCTCTTGGTGCCAAATAGGGAAGTGAACAGTAGCCGAACCGCCCCTAACTCCATTTTGAGTGCAGCACTTAACTGTTGCCTCAAATTTTTTAAGGAAGGGAATAACGCCTGTGTGCTGTACTTCACCCCCTCGTATCCTCGCATTGATGCCTCGTATTCTCCCAGCGTTAATACCAATCCCAGCACGCTGCGCAACATAACGTCCGATAGCCATATCACTAGAAAAAATGCTAGGTAAAGTGTCATCAGTATCAACCAGAACACAACTTGCATACTGTTTGAGAGGAGTTCTAACACCCGCCATAACTGGCGTAGGAATATTGATTTTGAATTGTGAAATTGCGTCATAATATTTTTTAACATAGGTCATTCTCTTTTCTTTAGGATAGTTCATAAAGACAGATGCGGCGATCATCATATACATAAATTGTGGTGTTTCAAATATCTCACCATTACTTCTGTCTTGTACTAGATACTTGTCAATTACTTGTCGTAAACCAGCATATGTAAAAGTATAATCTCTTTCATGGTTTAACCAATTTTCCATTCTATCAAAATCTTTCTTTTGATATTTTTCCATTAGTTCACCATCATATAAATTTTTATCAACAGCTTTCTTTACATGGTCAAACAAATGTGGGTGATCCCAAAGTCTTCCAATAACTTGTTTTCTCAGTCCGTAAAGTAATAGTCTTGCCGCAACATATTGATAATTTGGATTATCTAAATCAATTAAGTCTGCTGCTGATTTAATAAGAATTGCTTGAATATCATTTGTAGTTATACCATCATAAAATTGTAGACCACTTGACATCTCAACCTGAGATGATGAAACGCCAGAGATACCTTCAACTGCATACTCTACCATCTCGTGGATTTTTTCAATGTTCAATGGCTCTTTGCCTCGTTCACCTCTTTTAAGTACATTGATATTTGCTTCGCCCATTGATACTCCTATATCTTTTTATATTCGTTTAATTTAGTTAATGCGGATAGTTTTGAAAATGTGTTATTATGTATAATATCAGATAACTCTGTCTTTGTCAACCCTGCCATAATCATATCGTTAATGTCTTTATGTCGCATATCTTCTGGCCACACGACCAAGTTGTAATCTTTCTCAACCACATCATACATACGCTTTATAATTTCTTTGTTTCTTGGTTCGTTGTCAAATATATATGTGACTTCTTCGTTCTTAATTTTATTTTTTAATACTAAATCTGCGCCAGCAGCAGCCAGACAATTATCAACAAATAAGCTATCAATCGGACCTTCAACGATATAAACCTGTCGCTGAAAATTGACTCTTTCCAAGCCGTAAACCTTTTGTTTGTTTTCATCTAATTTTACCGTTAGATACTTTGGTTGTTCTTTTCCAAAAGCACGACCTTGAAAAGCAAATACTTTTCCAGTCGTATCATAAAAAGGTATAATTAATCTAGGATGGTCTTGTTTAGTATTGTAAGTTTTAGGTTTAACTTTATTTACTAACTCACCAAACTTATCACAGAAATATAACTTATCAAAAAATTCAACAGGTATCTTTCTATTGACACAATATTTTTTTGCTGGGTGTTCATCATTTAGTTTCGTAATACTTTTCAAATCAGTTATGATATTAGTTTCTTCAAACACAGGTTTGAAATCAAACATAGTTGGCTTCGGTGTCGCTGGAGCCGACTTCTTATATCTTTCTAATAGATATTCAGAATACATTTTTGGATCAATTGACTTGATAAAATTTGCCAAGTTTTGACCCTGGCCACAATTGTGGCACTTAAAGAACATATCATTTTTTACACGATACAAATATGCTCTACTTTTTAATTTTGATTTTTTCGAATCACCACAATGTGGACAACGAAAATTAAACAAGTAGTCATTCTTTTGTTTGAATTGACTTAGCCTGCTTTTTAGATTAGATATAAATTTTAGATCAATATAACTAGACATAACACAAATACTAATATACCATACTTATGTATAAAAGTCAACCCTAATTTGAGGCCATCATATGTACAATTGGCATAAAGTTCTTTGATAAAATCCACCCTATAACAATCGCCCCACCTATGATAATCCACCTGTATTTTTCTAAAACACCAACTCTAGCGCCTATATCGTTCTTTAATGACTTAATTTCAATGAGTAATCTCTTTTCACTTAACTCTACATCTTTCTTCAATTCTCTATAAACATCAGATATTTCTTCTGCTCTATCTTTTAACTTATCAAATATTACTTCGTCTATCTTTTCTTGCCTTTGGATTTTTTCTTCGTGTACAGCTAACATACTTTTGATAGATGAAGATACATCTGTCAACTTATCAATAGCCGTATCTATTCTGCCATTAATAGTATTGATGTTTTTTAAATCATTTTTTAGTGATTCTATATCTACTTTTAGTTCTGTGTTATCTGCCATAGTGTTCTCGTTTTGTTCTTATAATATAATCTACCATTAAGGCGTTTTAAATAGTCGTAAGTCCCATAGGGAATTGTGCGTTGAAAGCACCATCGTATAAATTGACTACACTATTATTTATTTTTTTATGAAATTGTATTTGACTATGCTACCCAACCATATCGTCTGAGAGTATTTAGTCTTTCTAACTTCCACAACCTTATAAATGTCCTTTTTCGTCTTCGTAATTTTTGTTTTTTAATCTTGATCCAGTGTAAATTGAGTAAATATATTTTTCTTTTTTTATCATTTCTTATTATCCTTTTTGCTGTTAGTTTTAACTTTCTTTTTTGAAGTAAAGTCATAACCCTCCATTAAGTTTATTACTGGTTTATAGATTGTCACTAACTCCTCTTTACCCTTTACTTTGATCTTATCTAATTCAACAGACTTAATATCTTTCAGTTGTTCTTTTGTATATGAAGAATAAATCAAAGGAGCAACATTACCATCATCATCTTTATAGTTTCTTGTAGCAGCCTCAAGTCTTGCTGCCAAGTTTACAGCGTCACCTATCACAGAATAATCAAGTCGGTTTTCACTACCCATATTACCGACAATACAAGTTCCAGTATTGACACCAGAGCCTATATTAATATCAGGAAGACCTTTCTCCCTAAATTCTTTTTTTAACTTTTGAGTTTCTATCGCACATTCTATTCCTGTCTTCACAGCCATCTCTGCATGGTTAGAACAATCTAATGGTGCGTTCCAAAATGCCATGATACAATCACCCATATACTTGTCAATCGTTCCACCGTTCTTCATAACTATTTTACTCATACGATTTAAGTAATCATTAATTACAGCAACCAAACCTTCTGGGTCATCTTTGTTTTTATAGTGTTCAGATATAGGTGTGAAACCTACAATGTCCATAAACAAGAAACTCATTTCTTTTCTAATACCACCAAGCTTTAACTTCTCAGGATTCTTTACAAGTATAGCGACTTGTCTAGGATCCAAATACTTTTCAAACTGTTTTCTTATTTGTTGTTTTAGATTAAACTCTAATATGAAACGTAAGAATACACTATGAAATCCTACTATCGTAAATACAATTATAATCCAACTTACATCTACAAGCATAGAGTGTTTTGTAAAGAAGTAATAACTTAACCATACAGCTATTACATACCAAGATAAAAGTTTTACTCCTATAAACCAATAAGGTAAAAATCTTGTAATCAATATAATTACTAAACCTAATACAAAAGATATAGCTAGTTCAGCTAGAAAACTAACATCTATTCTCTTTATGTTCTTTCCATCTAATACTGTATCTAATGTTGACGCTGTAAGTTCGTATGCGTATCTTTCACCAACTGGTGTTGCTATAATACCACTTAATCCTTCAGCGTTCATACCTATGATAACTGTCTTACCCTCTAAAGTAATTTCGTTAGTATATAAATCTGCTATTGATATTGTAGGATAACTTTTGTTCCATCTTAACCATATTCTACTATTCGCATCTGTTTCTATCTTATTGAAACCTGGCACTCTTAATGCTATGATACCAGCGTCACCTGACTTAACTTGATAACTAGGTGCGCCTACAGCAACTCTAATAACTTCTATTGCCATAGCTGGATAAATGTCTTCACCTATTTTCATAAGTAAAGGTATTCTTCTAACTACTCCATCTACTTCTGGTATTGTATTTGCTACACCAACACCACTAGCGTTATGAAACTTCTCTATTGGTCCTAACATTCCACCCCATTCAAATAAGAAAGGTAGTGGGTCATTGATTTTGGCAACACCTCTTGGTACAGAGTTTTTATTGATTTGATTTGTTCCTGTTTGTGATATTATTATACCATGTTCTAGTACACTTGTCAATGCGTCATCACCACCAAGTCTATCTGGCTCACTAAACAGTATAGGTAATACTATAACACCAGCGCCTTGTTCTCTTAATTGTACTATTACATTAGCAAGTACATCTCTTTTCCAAGGCCATTGACCATACTTCTCTATGGCCTTTTCATCAATAGCTACTATTGCTATATTTTGTGAAATCTCTTTTTGTTCTGATTGAAGTAGTAAGTCAAACCCTTTTAGTCTTAATATCTCTTTTACTTGTGGGTCTTTAAAACCTATAAATGTAAGAACAAATAAAGTTATAAAAGCAATTGTCCAGTGTGTTAGTATTTTTTTCATTGACTGACTAAAATAGCAAATAGAAAAAGTATTACTAATAATAGTAAAGTATATCTATTTGGTGCCATTTTAATTACCTCCATTTACTTAATATCTATAAATTTAATTCTGTGTGACTGTTGCTGAACAACTAGCAGATACACAATTTTGTTCCAGATAATAGTTTTGATCTGTGCTACTATCTTGTGTTAATGTTATTGATGTATTGTTTCCACTCAAATTAATGTGGGCGTCATGGCTACCTGATCCGTCTTGTGTTATGTCTAGTGTATGACTGTCAGTTAATATTATATTTAGATAATGATCGCCTGTGCCTTTTTGGTCAACCTGAACATTATTACTACTATCTACATCTAAAAATAATATCTTATCGCCAGTTTCTTTTTGATCTATTGTTAATGAATTACTATTACCATTTACTTCAACTCTAGCAAAGTGTTCTCCACTATTACTTAAATGTAATTGTTCTAAATCTAAAGTATTTGAATTACCTGTTATTTCAACTATGGCTCTTTGTCCTGTATCTTGCCATACATCTACATCATTTGAATTGCCATTCACATCAATACCTAATACATTATCATTATTCTTTTGTGTTAATGTTATTTCATTATAGTCACCTTGAATAGAACCAGATGATGTTAAATCTTTACCTATAATTAAGTTGTCATTACCGTCTTGTACAATATCTAAATCTATACCAACACCACTTTGAGTTATATAAATGGCATTACCATTTTGAGTTTTTGCTCTTGCTGTGTTTACAGTTGTCTGTTGTGATGATGATATACCGGCAGTAGGTATGGGTTCTGTTAAAGAATATGTTGAAGCAGGAACAATCGCAACTGAACCTGTTTGGTCCCAATATAACTTAACGGCGGCACCTCCACCGTTTTCATACCACCACATATCAATATAATAAGTTTGTCCA